GTGATTCACCTATGGGATCTTGGGATATATTTTTCTTGGATGATAAATTACAAGAAAAAATTGAAGAGGTATTGAAAAAATACGACGTACCTTATAAGACTGATGATCACGGAAATAAATTACTTGATGATCTTGAATACTTCTCAAAAGAATTTTTAGAGAAATTAGATTCATACTTAGGTGAGAATTTGACTATTGATGATATTTTAGATAGAATTTTAGAAGTTGGCTATGAAAACATAACTGTTTTTGAAAAATACTATTTAGGAAACAACATAGAGATAAAAGAAAAAAAATGAAAAAACTATTTTTAATTTTAACCACAGCAATTGTGGTATCTTCTTGTGATGGAGGGAGCGGTAACTACAAATATGTGATTTATGACAATCGAGGAATGGTATATGAATGTAATTTCTATAACAAAAATGAAGATGGGTGTGTTATGTTTAATGATAGACCTGGTAAAGACAACACACCTGGTACACCAACAATTTTATGTGGGAATTATACAATTCAAAAAATGAAATGAAAAATCCATCAGGAAATAAATTAGAGAAACTTGTCTTTGGGATGTTTGACCAAATGGTTGAAGGTGCCGACAAGTATGTGACAAAACAAGGATCAACTTGGTTGATCTTCACCGAAAGTAGAAAATGGGTGATTGAGTTCACAAAAGATAAAACCTTATGGTTCAACTATAATGTATTTCAAAATGAGTTGGATCTGATCGGTAAGGACTGCACCGAAGAAAGAGATTTGATTAAGAACTGGTTTGAATCAAGATTTTTGAATAAACCAAAGATTGATGAAACTTTGGACAATGCTGCTAATATGATTCATCATATTGAAGACACCATTCAAAATGGGGTGAAAGAGGCCCATCATGTTGATGTTATGAAGTTTTTTGATAAAAAAATGGAAAATACAATTCAAAATGGGGTGAAGAACACCTACCACTTTCAAACTGAGATTCCTAACCAGGTTGAAGACGTCATTCAAGAGGGGGTGAAACGCACTTTTGACATGGAATTCCGAAACCAGTTAAGTGTTGAAGACACCATTCAAGAGGGAGTGAAGGACACCCTAAAAATATCAAACAAGCGTTCAAAGTCAGTTGAAGACACCATTCAAAATGGGGTGAAAGAAACAACACCTAGTGGTTATTTGGGTTCAATAGAGATGAAAGGGAAAATAGTTCATCAAATTGAATCTCCAAAACAAAATAATGAGGTTGAAGACACTATTCAAAATGGGGTAAGACACACCAAATCTTACAACTATACCCGCAAGCGTTTCGTTGAAGACACCATACAAAATGGTGTTAAAGAAACCAAAGAGGATAGACTTTTTCGTACCATACATGTTATGAATACAATTAAAAATGGAGTGAAAGAAACTAAAGAAAGTATGTTGGAAAGTTTGGAACAAATGGACCACCAGGTTACTAATAGTGAGATTACAGAAAACATTAACGACGCAATTGAAAATGGTGTTAAAGAAACTAAAGAAATTTCAAATATTAACTTAATGTCTGAAATTTTTAAGGTTAATGCGAAACAAGCAATAAGAGATGGTGTTAAAGAACTTAAAGTATGGAAATCCAATAGATGTGAAGAACACGGTTATTTTGAATTTGTTGATGGGATTCCAACATACACACCTATGATTCAAGTTAAGGATGTACTTGAAAATGGTGTTAAAGAAATACAACCACTACCAGCACAAGATGGTAATAGAGATTGGGGTTTATATTATCACAGACAAGAAGATAGAACAAAACCACATACAGAATATGTGAAAGAAGTTATTGAGGATTCTTACAATCATATGGGTAGAGTTGAAGGTGTAATTAGAAATACAAATAAAGATGGGATTTGATAAGAAGATATTAGATTTGAGTAGAACGATCTATCAAACATCTGTAATGGTTCACGGAACAAAACAGAACCCGTCAGAACAGATTGATAAGATCAGAGCGATGATCCGTGAGTTCATCAGGACAGAAGTTGTTCCTTATGAGTTGACAAATCAAGAAAAATTGACTTTTATTTTAAAAAACGAATCGATGATCTGTGATGCGATTGGTAAAGGACACAAGGCAAGTAACGGAGATGAGTTCCAACCTGTCAGAGATAAAATAAAAAAATACAGAATTGAATTAGGAATTATTAAAGATGGAAAATAATATTGAACAAAGTGCTGTAGACTGGTTAGTTGAGCAGTACAAGAAAGTTGGTGGGATTTCTATTAGTATGGCAGAAAAAGCCAAACAAATGGAGAACGAAAAATTGGAATCCCTCAAAGATTTTGAAACTTGGAAAGAATGGAAAAACAAATAATATGGGAAAATTATCAATTTTAACACGACTCCGACTATGGATCGGATCAATAGGATGGAGAATGTTTATTTGGGGTGCTGATACAACAGAAGAAAAATATTGGGATGACATCTATGAATTAGAAAAAATGCGTAGAGAACAAAAAGAAGAGGAAGAATAACATGAATAAGTTAGATAAACAATACCAAGATTTACTCCAAACTATTTTAGATTACGGAGTTGAAAAGAAAGACCGAACAGGTACAGGAACCAAAAGTATTTTTGGTTATACCATTCGTCATAACATGAAAGATGGGTTCCCATTACTTACAACCAAGAAGATGGCTTGGAAAACTATGGTGACCGAGTTATTATGGTTCCTTCGTGGTGATACAAACATTAAGTTCCTTGTTGATAATGGTTGTCATATTTGGGATGGTGATGCGTACAAGAATTACTGTACCGCTTATAAAGATGGTCACGAATTTTATGAGGATGAACAAGTAAAGCGTTCTTTTACTCAAGAAGAATTCATCAACAAAATCAAAACAGATGATGAGTTTGCTAAAAAGTGGGGTGAATTAGGTCCCGTGTATGGTAAGCAATGGAGAAGTTGGGGTAGTAATATAATAGATGAGTTGGGTAATGTTTATACCAATGAAGTTGATTACGATATTCAAAATGGAAAATTACCATATGGTTCTTCCAATAGAAAATTTGTTATTGATGAAATTAAAAAATTAAACCCGTCAATAGACCAAATCCAAAACCTAATCCGTGACCTTAAAACAAATCCAGACTCAAGACGATTAATGGTTTCAGCTTGGAATGTTGGAGAATTAGACCAAATGGTACTTCCACCTTGCCATTATGGATTTCAAGTTTATACAAGAGAGTTGAGTTCACAGGAACGCAAGGACATTTACGATAAGTCAAACCACGCGAAAGATATCTTTCCAACCGATGAAAATGGATGGAATAACTTATTTGATGGATTTAATATTCCAACCAGAGCAATCTCTTTAATGTATAACGCTAGAAGCCAAGATGTTCCACTTGGAACACCATTTAATTTGGCATCTTATGGATTACTTCTAACAATATTAGCAAAGGAGGTTAATATGGTTCCTGATGAGTTAATTTCAAATATGGGTGATTGTCACATATACCTTAATCAGATTGATGGTGTAAAAGAACAATTAACAAGAGAACCATTTGAGTTGCCAACCCTTAATCCATTCCCAACTTATGAAGGGTCAAGACCATCTATAGAATCTTATGTTATTGGTGATTTCACACTTAAAAACTACCAATCACACCCGACTATCAAAATGCCGCTTTCTAACTAGTTTTTTTAGGACTACCCTTTAACTTTTTAACTTTTGTAGATATTTATATTAAAAGGTAGTCCTATGATTGGAATTTATAGAATAAAAAATTTGAAAAACAAAAAGTGTTATTATGGTTCTTCTAAAAATATAGAAAAAAGATGGAGAACACATTCAAACAACTTAAAAAACGGAAAACATCATAATATCCACTTACAAAGGTCTTGGGATAAGTATGGTGAGGATAATTTTGTGTTTGAGTTGGTTGAGGAGTGTAATGAAACTATATTACTTGAGTTAGAACAAAAATACTTGGATTTAAACCCTGAGTTCAATATAGGGATTAAATCAAGTGGAGGAGATAATCTTACAAAAAACCCAAATAAAGAAGACATTGTTCGTAAAATGACTCAATCAGTTAAAAAAAGATATGAATTAATGTCTGAAGATGAAAGAAAAGAAAAACATTCCCAACCGATGGATAAAAATCCAAATTGGAAAGGTGGTACAAGTTTTAAATATTGTGAATGCGGTGTAAAAATATTACCAACCAACAATATTTGTATAAATTGTAGAGATAAGAGTGGTGATAAAAATCCATTTTTTGGAAAACAACATACAGAAGAGACAAAACGAAAATTAAGTGAATTTAGAAAAGGAACTTATAATGGAGAACAAAATATACCTATAATAATTGATGATATTGAATATAGGTCTGCCGGTGAAGCGTCTAAATTACTTAACATACCTATGGTAACTATTAGATGGAGAGTTAAAAGTAAAAACAAAAAGTTTGACAATTACAGATATAAAAATTAAAATTAAAAAAATGAAAATTGATAAAATAAAACTTGACCACAATAATCGAATGATTAGAATTGGTTTTGGAAAACACGATGGTAATTGGTTTTTCAGAATTGATTTATGGTATAAAGGATATAGAATAAAAAAATAATATGATGACAAAAGTATATTCAGCATTCCCCGGTGTAGGGAAGACAACCTATTTCAACACAACAGATAGAAATGTGTTGGACAGTGATAGTTCAAAGTTTGATAAGAAAAATTTTCCTGACAACTACATTGATCATATTGAAAGAAACATTCAGGATCCAAAAATAGATAAGATCTTAGTATCATCACATAAAGATGTGAGAGACGCACTTCTTAAAAAAGGAATCCCATTTGTGTTGGTTTACCCAAACAGAGACATTAAAGATGAATACATCCAACGATACAAAGACAGAGGTAATAACGATGCGTTTGTTGACTTGTTGGAAAAAAATTGGGATAATTGGATGGACGAGATGGACCAAATGGAAGCACCACAAGGTCAAACATTATACAAAGTTAAATTAGGTCCAGGTCAGTATTTAGCTGACGTAATTGATTAAATTATGAGAACAATTAAAATCAGATTTGTAAAAACTAAAAATGCTAATTACCACCTCCAAAGAAAAGGATGGTTTGGTAGATGGAAAGATATTGGTTATAGTGTTGATATGGGATATGGAGGTTTTTATATGATATATACCGCCAAAACAAAAGAAGAATTACTTGATGAGGTTTTAGATAAACATTACCAAGTGTGTAGAAACCATGTTGAGATTATAGAATACCCAACAATAAAAATTTATTAAAAATTATGCAAACAAACACGTCGTGGGATGACCCACAATTATCAGACGGAGATTTCCCGTCAAACCAACCTAAGTTCAAAGTAGGAGACAAAGCAATCAAAGTAAAAGGGTATAAGTTCCCATGTACAATCGTATCAGTATTCCAAACAGCAGAAGGACATGTACGAGTTGTTGGTGAGATGGATGAATACGGATTACTACACATTTTTAACGAAGACCAATTAGAAAAAGCAAATTAAGATGAATTACGGAAAAGAGTTTAGAAGTTTCGCAAAGAGCGAAGGAATTAGTTCACTGGCGTTGGACCAGTTTGAAGCATCACTTACCCCATACATTTTGGAAGAGAGAGAAATGAGAGTAACTCAAATGGACATCTTCTCAAGATTGATGCGTGACCGTATCTTATGGTTATCGGGGCCTGTAGATCAAAGAATGTCAGATATAGTACAAGCACAATTATTGTTTTTGGATTCAGTTGAAAAGAAAGACATCACACTTTATATTAATAGTCCTGGTGGTTCAGTAATGTGTGGTCTTGGTATTGTGGATTTGATGAACTATGTAAGTTCAGACATAGTGACCACAAACTTAGGTATGTGTGCATCGATGGGTTCAGTTCTTGTATCATCAGGAACAAAAGGAAAACGTTCATCACTTATCCATTCAAAAGTAATGACACACCAAGTAAGTCACGGAACACGAGGAAACATCCAAGACACTCGTATCGATCAAATGGAGGGTGAAAAGTATAACTACATTTTATTCAAGATCTTGGCGGAGAATTGCGGTAGAACATTCCAAGAGGTATTAGACTTTTCATCAAGAGATAGATGGTACAATTCAGAAGAAGCAAAAGAGTTCGGACTTATTGATGAGATAATCGGAGCGGATAAAAACAAATCAATCACGAACTACTTGGATGGGTTTGATGATTATTACAAGAAAGAAGTATTGGGTGTAAAGTAAATATTTACACCCAAATATTTTTAATTAAAATTAAATTATGGAAAAAGAAATATTAAAAGAAACGGTAAGTAAGGAAAGACCGGTAATGCCAAAGAAAAAAACTTACAAACCAAGAAAGAAAAAAGAAAATAAAGTTAATTTGGAAGATGAAATGGTAATGAGATCTGAAGAAATTCCTAATATAAGAGGGTTACAAAAACAGGTTGGGTACTATAAAATTGGTAAAAGTTTTCATGTATTTTTTGAACAAAAACCAAAAGCAATTCACAGATACTTTACCAAACTATTGTTAGGTTGGAAATGGCACGACCAAAAGTAAAAAGAATTCATGTGAATCAACACCACATCAGATCCAACAAAACAAAAGGAACTGATCTACCTGTGATTACAATAAAGGAAGGTAAAACAAATACCTACTGTAATGAAGTAGAAATTTTGGGACCAAGTAAAGTAATATATGGAGGTTCAGGTTGTGATACCAAACCAATACTTAGTTGTGGTGCAAGAGTGGTAATTGAAACTACAAGTGATATAAACATTATAACATAAAAAACCCCGATTTGAGTCGGGGTTTTGTGTTTTACTTAAGTAAGTTATAATACTCTTTGAAATGTTTGATTCGATCAGGTAAGCCAATAGTTCCACCATTCACTCTCTTTGTCACTGCAGTTACAGTTGCATCATCCGTACCTTTATCACAGATTGACCATAATTTATTTGAGTCAAAGAAGAATGCTGCCGATGCTAAAGGATATTTGGTTGCAACTAAATCAGGGTTCGCAACACAATCTTCACCAATGAATTTTGTAAAGTTAGTATAGTTTGCCTTACCTGTTAATTGAATGTAACCTCTACCTCTAAATTTAAAACCTTCTTTAGATGCTTCATCACCATTACCCATTCTTGATGCGTAAACACGAGATGCGATTTTTTCAGGTTGACGAGCATAAGACTCATTCAGGTTACCAGGGAAATACTTACCAAAGATTTTCTTTAAACCATCGGCAGAGTAATTCAAGTTCTCACTAACCGCTTTAAAACCGCCTGACTCGTGACCACATTGCGCTAAGAAATGAGCTAGTCTTAAATTATTTGTGATGTTGAATTTTTTGGCAGTTTCAGGTATCTGTGCAAGAACTGCATCAGGAATGTGACCCTTTAATTTTTCAATATTTAATGGACCTCCTGATGGGATAACCACATCCTCTTTAATAACTTCTGCGGTAGGTTTTGACTCACCAAATAGTTTTGCCCATGTGGCATCACCAACGATACCATCATCTTTTAAACCATTTGCTTTTTGCCAAGCTTTAACCGCGGCTTCTGTTTTAGGACCAAATTTTCCAATTGCTTCTACACCTAATTTTTCTTGGAGTTTTTTTACGTCAGCTCCTTCTGACCCAACTTTTAGTACCATAATTTTTGATTTTCCTATAAATAGTAAATTCTCAGACAAAGTAAAGA